TTTTCTAGAGTGTTGTTTTCTTTTGTGATTGCAATCTTTGCTACAACAAAAGAAGGATGAGAGATGAGATTTAGTTGTCCTACTGCAAGAACTAAATCCTCCATGTTGTTATAAACTATGGAGGATGTTCTATCTGTGAATCTAGTTGGTACTCTAAATTCTACTTGTCCTGTAGAATTAAGAAGTGCAAGGTATAGAAGGTATGAATCTATTTCACTTAAATCACCTGAAGTGAATCTTGTTACCATTGAGAGCAGTTTCTTCTGTGGTATTTCAAATACAGGATGATGAATTGATTTTGCTGTTTCATCTGTGTATGGGAAGTATTGTGTTTGGAATAGTATTCCAGACTTTGAGCAGAGAGATTTCATTACAGATTCTCCTTACATATTTAGATTAGATAAAATCTACTTCTTTGTTACGGATTGCTTCCAGTAGTTGTCTACCTGTTTCAGATTGTTTCTCAAATTGTAGTAATTCTCCTTCCTGTTTAAGAACAAAAATAAAGTCACCTGATTTGAAAAAGAATGTGTAATATGATGTATTGCTCACTTTGTTTCCTTTCAATGTTTAATGTTGTTTATCGTGTGGGATATTGGGATGGTATCCCGTTATCCCGTTATCCCGTTATCCCGTTGGGATATGGTATGTGGGCGCGGGGTGGTGTGTCAATACCCCATTAATTAGCTATTAAAGTATATGATATACAATATTATATAAGTGTATGTAGTATGTAGTATGTAGTTTATAGCTCTATGTGTTATTTTTAGGGGTGTCTTTGAAATTTTAATTTAATGTATGGGTATGGTATATTATATATCATATATAGGATATATTAGGTAATATATGGTGTATATGATATATAATATTGTATGTGTGCACTGAGGGGGGGGGGCTGGGTTTGGGGTGCCATTAGTCTAACGGGATATTGGGATAACAGGATAACAGTCTATTAGTCTATTAGTCTATTAGGATGTTATCCCAACAGGATACATTTTCAACTATATTATTATCCTATAAACGCACCATAATTTACATTGAATCCACAATATAGATTGGTTATATGTAACAGAAAATCCACCCCGAGAGGTGGATTCTCCGCTACTTCCTACTTCCTGCCTTACAGTGCAGAATCATCAACAGAAGCCACTGGGGCATTTTGTAGCTTTTCTGCTACCATTTGCGCAGCCCGGGATTCTTCAAAGTACTTCACAGCATGCAACACCTTAGCTTTGATTGCCTCAGATTCAAAGGTGGGTTTCCTTTCTGCTGCACGGAGAATGTAAGGTTTGTAATTGGATGCAATCTGTAGGTATTTCATGCCTTCTGTAGAGCCCCAATACATTTCCGGCATCGCCTCTAGCTGTGCAAGTGCGTTAGCATCCCTTTCGATGGCGATCACATACGCAATCCTGTTGACCCATTCAGTATCAAACAATTTTGAAATGGTGTCTTTAGTGATTCGCTCCGCATTCTGGAAACTCTCCCGAGCGATGGCGCAGATAGCATCCATGCTCTTAATCGCTTCTTCTGTTACATACGCCTTCCCTTCCGAGAAGGCAGCACGAGCGATCTTGTCTTGATACGATTCGATAAGGTCTTTAACTGCTGCAATGCCTTCTTCCCGCGTAAGGAACGATTGCAGAAAGGCATCTGAAACTTCAGGCATGAGAGCATATCCCGATGCGTCATCACCTTTACCCTTCACGATGAATCGAGCAAGCCTATATCCTGCCGGCACAGTGTAAGACTTGGGCAGGGCGGACAGTTTAGAGAAAGCTACTTTAGACATAACAGACTCCTATATGAACTAGTGCGACATTGCACAGTGTCAATTATAGCCTATTGCGCAAGGTAGCAATTAGAATGTTTTTATACCCCCATAAATAAAATCTATGCTACAAAAAAAAAAAAAGATATTTATATCCCAATATGATAATGTAAGAATGGTTCGCTGTGATATGGATACATTCTAATATTCTTATATTCTAATATTCTAATATAGGTATGTTCTAATATAAGTATGTTTTGAGCATGGAGGGGGTATGGGCCTTTTTTAGGGCTTTGCGTTGAAATATCTACTGCAGATCAAAAATTTTTCCTAAACTTTTTTAAGTTTTTCCTAAACCCTTTCTAAGTTTTTAATCATCTCAAATATCCCCACTCTACCTTACATACCAATTTCGCACTATACTACCTACATACCCCTCCCCCACAGGAGAACACATAATGAACATTAATACCTCCACAGAATCTCGCGCGCTCACCCTGCTGGGCCAAGGCATCCCACCCTCAGTAGTTGCATCCTCTCTAGGTGTATCTGAGTCTCGCATATCACAGTTAGTTTCTGATCCTGAATTTGCGGCCAAAGTTGCTGAACTTCGCTACAACTCTCTGCAGAAACACAATGAAAGAGACTCTAAATATGATGCACTGGAAGATAAATTAATTGAGCGCTTACAAGATTTACTGCCTCTGATGATGCGCCCACTGGAAGTATTGCGTGCAATCCAAACTATTAATGGTGCAAAGCGCCGTGGCGCATCTGCCCCAGAATCTATTACAGCACAACAAACTGTTATTACTCTCAACATACCTACTCAAATCATTCAACACTTCAAGACCAATCAACAGAATCATGTAATTCAAGCTGGATCACAAACTCTACTTACTTTACAATCTGGAACTCTACTTAAAAAGGTGAAACAAAATGACTCTACAGTCCCTGCTCTCGCGCCCCCAAACTCAGAAGAACAGCTCTCCGCAGCCTGAACAGCTTGAAAAAGCTAAACAGATTGTTGCCGCAAACAAAGCTGCAGCTGCATCTATTCTGAAATCTATTGTAACATCTTCCTCAACAAGTCCCACAGCCAGAGAAGTAACTAAGCAAATATGGATCTAGGATTCACTGACCAAGAGTTACGCTCTGGCACAATTGAAGTAACAGAGCCTATAATAGAAGATGAAGTTGTAGAATCTTCTTTTAACTCTCAAGAAGTACAAGAACTGGCAAAACAGAGTCTTGACTTTCTTGCTGGTATGGCTATGCCTGCCATATTTAAGTATTTCTACCCTCCAGTATTTATATCTGTGTGGGCGTGGTTAACTTCTTTCGCACATAAACCTAGAGATTTCTCTCAGCTTGCATTGGGCCTGCCGCGCGGCTTTGGTAAAACTACTCTTATAAAACTGTATGTTCTGTGGTGCATTCTTTTCACCTCCAAAAAATTCATACTGGTAATTTCTTCAACTGCAACTTTGGCTGAGAACTTCTTATCCGATGTGATAGATATGTTGGATGAACCTAATATTAAAAAGGTATTCGGTGACTGGCGCCTCGGCATAGAGAAAGACACTCAGTCAATTAAGAAATTTGGATTTCGTGGAAGAAACATCATATTAGCAGGTTTAGGTGCAGGCACTTCATTGCGTGGACTGAACTTAAAGAATGAGCGTCCCGATGTAATGATCTTTGAAGATATTCAAACTCGCGAATGTGCAGATTCTGCAGTGCAGTCTGACGCTTTGGAGCGCTGGATGATTGGTACAGCTATGAAAGCTAAATCTCCTCTAGGATGCCAATTCATCTTTGTAGCTAACATGTACCCAACTAAGCACTCACTGCTTCGTAAACTTAAAACCAACTCATCATGGACTAAGTTTATTGCTGGCGGCATCCTACATGATGGAACTTCTCTGTGGGAAGATCTACAACCTATCGCGCAACTTGAAGCTGAATTCAAAAATGACTTGGAGATGGGTCACCCTGAAATCTTCTATGCTGAAGTTCTAAATGATGAGAATGCATCCTCCAATCATCTAATAGATCTATCTCTATTACCCAGATTACCCTACGATGATGGTGACATACATCAAGGTAACTTTATAGTTATAGATCCTTCAGCTGCTAAGCAAAACTCAGATAATGTAGCTATAGGCTACTTTGAAGTATATGATGCTCGCCCTGTACTAAAATCCCTCATTAACAAGAAACTATCTCCTGGAGATACTATTGCATCTGCACTACAACTTGCACTTGAAAATAACTGCCGCCTAATTGCAATTGAGAGCGTTGCCTATCAATCTACTCTTGGGTACTGGTTTAACTTCATATGTCAGCAAAGAGGAATCTACGGAATAGAGGCCGTAGAAGTATATCCTGGTGGATATTCAAAGAACTCAAGAATATTGACAATGCTAAAGTCTTATGCAGCTGGAGAAATATTTGTAGCTCCAGAGTGCAAGGCAGAAGTCCACCTCCAGATTACTCAGTGGAACCCTCTAAAGAAAGATAACGTAGATGATGTCTTAGATCTATTGTGCTATGCACCTAAAGTAGTAGAGATGTATGGAGAGTATATTATCTCCTACACAACGATTGTGCAGCAGGATGGCTCTGAGATTGAAGTTCTCTCTGCTACAGAGAATAGTAGTTTTTGATTCTTTGATCTCGCAACTCTCTGAAAAAGAGGAAAACAAGTAATGGCCTCAAATACTCCCACGATAGTTCCACGCAAATCCCAGCAAGGTATTGTAGAGTACATTAAACTCGCATACAATTCTCTTAACTCTACATGGGATCTACGAGCTAAGATGCAGCAGATGGATCTTGCCTACATGAGGGAACAGGATCTAACAAAAGAAAATGCGCAAGCTAAGAGAGCCAACACTTATGGCGACAAAACTAAATTCCAAAACATCACTGTTCCTGTAGTGTTACCTCAGGTAGAAGCTGCAGTAACTTACCAAGCTTCTGTATTCCTAACTGGCACTCCTATTTTTGGAGTTGTATCCAATCCACAGTTCATCGACGAAGCTGTGCAGATGGAAACCGTGATTGATGAGCAAGCTATTCGCGGCGGGTGGGTACGTGAGTTCATGCTATTCTTCCGTGATGGATTTAAGTACAATATTTCTGCACTGGAAGTTAAGTGGGACACTCAAGTAACTGCTGCGCTAGATACAGATTTGTCATTCTCTGCAGATCAGGCGCGCCCTAGAGAAATTATTTGGTCAGGCAACAAAGTGTCTCGCTTAGATCCATATAATCTTATCTTTGACACTCGTGTAAATCCTACGGATATGCACACAAAAGGTGAGTTCGCAGGTTATACTGAACTCATGTCTCGCATCCAGCTAAAGCACTTCATCAACACTCTACCTGACAAGATGGTGGATAATATTGTGGCTGCATTTGAGTCTGGCTTAGGCTCTGGGGGATTTGAGACCTACTATATTCCTACACTGAATCCTTCAGCAGCTATCACAAAACAGCGTTATGGTTCTTTCAACTGGTCTGCTTGGGCTGGCATCGCTGATGTGCAGTCTAAAATTAACTACAAAGATATGTATGAAGTAACTACCTTGTATGGGCGCATCCTTCCTTCTGACTTCGGCCTCAAAGTTCCTGCAGCTAACACTCCACAAGTGTGGAAGTTTATTCTTGTCAATGGCCAAGTATTGCTGTACGCAGAGCGCCAAACCAATGCACATGGTTATTTGCCCATTCTGTTTGGACAACCTCTTGAGGATGGCCTAGGCTATCAAACTAAATCTCTAGCTGAGAATGCTCTCCCGTTCCAGGATGTTACTTCTGCGATGTGGAACTCTGTGATTGCTGCGCGCCGTCGTGCTATCTCTGATCGCGGAATTTACGATCCTTCGCGTATTTCATCTGAACACATTAACTCAGATAATCCTGCAGCTAAGATTCCAGTGCGGCCATCTGCCTACGGCAAACCTGTTGGAGAGTCTTACTATCCTATTCCTTTCCGGGATGAACAATCTACAACCTTGATGCAAGAGACTGAGCAAGTATTGCGAATGGCAGATAAGGTATCTGGACAGAACCCTGCTCGCCAAGGTCAGTTTGTTAAAGGTAATAAAACCCGTGATGAGTTCCAAACTGTTATGGGCAACGCCAATGGGCGAGATCAAGTTATAGCAATGTTGTATGAGTCCCAGGTGTTCACTCCCCTCAAAGAGATTCTTAAACTTAATATCCTGCAGTACCAAGGAGGTACTTCGCTGTACAATCGACAGCTTCAGCAATCTGTTAATATTGATCCTGTAAAACTGCGTAAAGCTGTAATAGAGTTCAAGATATCTGATGGCTTAACACCTTCAGATAAACTTATCAACTCTGACATATTGCAGGTTGCAATGCAGATGATTGGCTCGTCTCCGCAAATTGGTTCGCAATATAACAGTGGGCCACTGTTCTCTTTCTTTATGAAAACGCAAGGTGCTCATATTACTGAATTTGAGAAATCAGCAGAGCAGCTTGCCTATGAACAGGCTCTACAGGCTTGGCAGCAAACTACTATAGAAATGGCTAAAGCTGGCGTAACTAAATTCCCGCCACAGCCTACTCCGCAGCAATTTAATTATCAGCCTGCAGGTTTGCAGCCTTCAGCAGGAACTCAGCCGCAACCCAAAGTGAATAACATTACCAACAACATCTCTAATACGGAGTCGCTCTGATGATAGTTAATACTAATTCTACATTCATAAAGTACGATCTCACAGATGATGAAATTAGGGCTGGGCGTACTTTCTCTCCTGAGCACCGTGCAATTATTCAAAACCTTATTTCAGATTTAGCAGAGGAGAAAGTGTCACTTACATACAATCCAGACGAACCTTTGAAATTCGCACAGCGCGAGGCCGAACTCGCAGGACAAATCGGCATCCTGAAGTATCTTCTCGAAATTAACAAGGAGTAGTACAAATGAGCATTTTTTCTCAGATCTTTGGTGGAATTCAATCGCAACCTGCTGCTCAGCCTGCAGCTCAACCTGCCGCACCTGCTGCACAAAATAGTGGAGCTGGACAGCCCGGTAATATTCCTCCGGCTTCTAATGTGCCTGTGGCTACAACTCCTGGTGCTGCTCCTAACGGTGTTGTTCCCGGTAATGTACCAGAAGCCAATCAGCCTACTGAACCTGCTTCCCCACTTGATCAGTTTAACTCTCTTTGGCAACCTAACGAGAACGCATCAACCAATGAACCGCTAATTAAAGTTGATCCGAAATCATTGGCAGAAGCAGCTCGCAAAACTGATTTTACCAAGATGATTGCACCGGAACAGATGGCAGCAATTGCGCAAGGTGGTGATGCAGCTGTACAAGCTTTTGCTCAAGCTATGAATCAAGTTGCACAAGGTGTTTATGCACAATCTGCATTTGCTGCAACTAAGATTGTTGAACAGGCAGTGAGCAGGGCGCAAGAACGTTTTGCAGCTGAAATTCCAAGTCATGTTAAACGCCTCCAAGTATCTGATTCCCTCCGTAGTGAAAACCCCGCACTAAGCCACCCAGCAGCATCACCTATCCTAGGCGCTATTGAGTCTCAACTTACTGCAAAGCATCCTAATGCTTCTGCTTCTGAGATTACCTCAATGGCAAAACAGTACCTTGAACAATTCGCTTTGGCGGTTGGACAACCTCAGCGAGCAAAAGAAGCTGCAACAAATGCGGCTACTTCAAAATCTCAAGGTACAGATTGGTCCAGCTTTTTGTAATTTTATTTTCATTTAAGGAGTTTCACGATGGCAACTGGAGTTTTTAGTACTGCTAACTTTACGACTGATCACGCAGCAAAATCTTTTGCTGGGATGATTACCCGCCTGATGCCCAATGGCTCTGCACCTCTGTTCGGCCTGACTTCTATGTTGGAGTCTGAAACTGCAGTTGCTATTGAGCATGGCTTCTTCACCAAAACTATGCTGTTCCCTGAGATGACTCTGGCAGCAGCAGTTGCTGATGGTGTTGCAACTACCTTCACCGTTACGTCTACTGCCAATATTATGCCTGGCATGATCTTCCGCGTAGATACCACTGGTGAAAACATCCTGGTAGTTACTGTTGTTTCTGCAACTTCTATCACTGTCGCTCGCGGTGTCGGTACTGTTGCTGCTGCAGCTATTGCTAACTCTGTTAAGCTGTACCAAGTTGGTAATGCTTATGAAGAAGCTTCCAACCGTCCTACCGCTCAGCAAGTTCAGCCTGTTCGTATCACTAACTATACGCAGATCTTCCGCAATAGTTGGATCTTGTCGGATACCGTTCGTGCTACTAAGATGATTGCTGGTGATGGTAACGTTGCTGAGTCTCGTCAAGATTGCGCTGCATTCCATGCAACTGCTATTGAGACTGCTCTGTTCTTCGGCCAGAAATCTTCTAGTACTCGTAACGGCCAACCTTTCCGTACTATGGATGGTTTGATCAGTATTGTCGGTAACTTGACTTACTATCCTTCCAGCTACGCCGCTGCTAACGTAACCACCTTGGGTGCAACCACTAACTACACCCAACTTGAAGCTGCTCTTGATCCGGTATTTAACCAAGCTACCGATCCTAAAGTTGCTAACGAGCGTGTTTTGTTTGTTGGCGGTGCAGCTAAGCGTGTGCTGAATAACATTGGCCGCCTGAACGGTACTTACCAACTGGTTGATGGTCAGACTTCTTACGGTCTGCAATTCTCCACGTTCAAGACTGCTCGTGGCACTTTCCGTATGATTGAGCATCCGCTGTTTAATACCAACTCTACTTGGTCTAAGATGGCTGTTGCTGTCGATCTGTCCACGTTCCGCATTGCTTACCTTGGCGATCGTAAAACCAAGAATGAGGAATTTGGTATTAATGGCGATGTTCCTGATAGCGGTATGGATGCGGTCGGTGGTACGCTTACTACTGAGCTGACTTGCGTTATCAAGAATCCTCCTGCTAATGCTGTGTTGTATAACTTCACTGCTGCACAGGCAGGCTAACCCATCTCCTAACTAAGTTTCGGGTGTTCTTAGTATAAAGAAAAACACCCACCCTCAACCCTAGGAGTTAAATCATGTCTTACAAACTGTTTAAGTCTACGATCGGATCGTGCCGTTACTATTTTAGTAATGGCTCTGCTGCAGTGTTCTCTGTTGAAGGTCGTTTCGCCACTGCCAAAGAGAATGAAATTGCTGAGCTTGAAGCTGAAGTTAAAGCTGGTCATCCGCATATTTATGTAGATCCAAAAGAAGCTACGTCTGAAACTGTTGAGCAGGATCCCATGGAATCCCTCAAGAAGCGTATTATTGAGGAATACATGCAGTCTAATTCTGTAGGGATTATGAATTCTGCTACCATTGCAGCTGGTGCTGCAGAGTCCTCTAGCAAGAAATAACTTAATCCACAAGGTATATTATGGCAACTTTTACTGAACTGCTGGATGATGTGTACACCATCACTAACAGACCTGATTTGGTTACTGAA